TAAGTACAGACTTTAATTATATTTATAGTACAGTTGCAAGTATTAATGAAGCTAGAAGTAATTTCCCTATTGGTGAAATAAAATCATGGCACACTTCAGGATACGCCAGATATGAGCCCATCGAAGGAGCCAAAGCAATTAGACCCAGAAATGCACCAAAGGATCAAGGAACATGGAATAAAATTAATGAAGGCAGGACTCCAGGTGCAGGGTATCTCGGAAATCCTAGTCTTGGATTTGGTAATCATTGTTTCGGTGTTGATAACCCAGAAAATCCAAGTGTTTTTGATTTCCTAATGTGTAGATTTGAACCTATTGATGCAGATAAAGGTAAAATTGCTAGAGCATACTTATACTATTTCTGTGTTTATGCAGCTGCATATGGTGATCTGTTGAAATACGGTGCAATGACAAGACATATTAATTACAATATTATGAATCAATTTCTTGATTGGGACAAAAAATATAATGTGAGTGAAATAGAAAAAAATAGAGCATTGGTAATAAGTATGTATCAAGACACACTCAATCCATTTGTTCTTCTTCCTATTTCTGAATCTGATAAACTATTGAGTCCTTATGAATTACAAGGATATTTGAAATCAAAAGGTTTTGTCAATGAAGAAACTGATGAATACCTTAAATCAAAACCAGGATTATTTCCAGGTGGAAACTTCACTTTGAGTGATCTAATTTTCAGAGGTGTTCCTCATCAACGTCATTTTCCATTCGTTTAAGCATCTATTTCGAATAATGGTCTTTTTTCTACAAATATTTGATATCCTAAATTAGCAGCCACTAAAATAACACCAGGTAGTGTAAGCCACATTAATGCAAAGTTAATAAATGGTTCGTAATTAACAATATATGGTAAAACTCCGAAAAATAGTAGCACAAGACCCAGAATAAGTGTATTTGTTACTTTAACCATTCTTTTATACTTAATAAAGTGATAAAAAATTATTAATTTTAATTAATAACGACGACGAACCACATTCGGTTCTTCACTATTTAGATCTAAATAGTGGAAAATCATCAATCCTCCACCAACAATAATCATTAACCAAGCTGTACTTTTTAATAATTCATAAGAATTCTCAGGAGAATTTAAACGTAATAACATAATACCGAATATTAATATTATGAAGTCATAAATTAACATGTATAAAGGATTCATTTTTATACTTAATAAAGTGATAAAAAATTTGATTATTTTGTATGTGTTTAAGCAGCACGTTTATACATTTTTAATGCTTTTTCTTTTTGTTCTTGATGATTAAGCATTGGTTTTGGATAATCGACGTCGTAAAGATCATATGTATCATACCATTTCAGGATATCTTTAGCTGGAACGTCCTTTAATTCAAAAATCCATTTCTTTACATATTTACACTCAGGATCATATTTTTTTAGTTGATCCCAAGGATTAAATACACGAAACCATGCTAATGCCGAAGCTCCAACACCAACAACAGTACCCCAATTTCCATTATTAACACTCCAATCAATGTCAACAAGTTGTTGAGAAAAATACCTTTCACCATGACGCCAATTAATTAACAAGTCTTTTGCCAAGAAACTAGCAACAATCATTCTAACACGATTATGCATCCAACCAGTTTCATTCATTTGTCGCATTCCAGCATCAACAATTGGAAATCCTGTCATTCCCGTTTTCCATTTTTGTAACCAAGAACTGTTATGCTTCCACTTAATTCTATCGAATTTTTCTTGAAAAGCACCACTAGCGCTGTATGGAAAATGATACATCACATAAGTATAAAAATCTCTCCACCATAACTGTCTAACAATCATACTTCCTTTATTGGTAGCCTTAACAAAAGCTTCATAAACTTCACGAATACTACAACAACCGAACTTATTATATGCACTTAAACGAGTTGTATCAATACTAGGTGTATTTCTATCCTTGTTATATTTTTTTGCAATACTTGGTACAACACTCTTAAGAATTCGTAAACATTCCTTTCTACCACCTCGAACAACAACTTCATCATTTTCTTTGTAAAATTGTTTAATTTTGGTATTATTTATTTGTCCAACCAGCTTGGTTTTCCCACTTAGATACCCTCCTTTATAATTATTCTTCTTTGATTTTCTTACAGACAAGCGTTTGCCAGCATTATAAAAGGCAGTAAAGACTTTATAAGGTGTCCCACTCTTTGTTTTAATCTTATCAACAGGCATTAGTAAATAGTCTTCAAATTGTTTGAATTCCACATCCATATCACGACAAACTTTTGCTAATTTCTTATCACGACTAATTGAATAAGGTGTATAATCCATATTAACATAGACTGCATCAATGGTTTCATCAGCATTCAGTAATTTTTTAACAACTTTTTCAGGATTTCCATAGAAGTACCACAATTTAGATCCACGTTTTCGCAAAGACTTATCAAGATCCTCAAGTGATTCAACCATAAATTGAATACTATTGTTGCTCTTATATGGATTTTTACCAACTTGATTTGGATCAAAAATAAATACTGGAATAACTGTTTTACTATCTTCTAATGCTGCCATTAATCCAGTATTATCGTGGATACGAAGTCCTCGTCGAAAAATAAATAAAATTTTTTCCATTATATCTTTAATTATTATGATCTTTTTTAATATGGTTGATTCATTAATCTATCAAGTTCAGCAGGTGCTTCGAATTCAATATATTGATCGTCAGCCCATGCTCGTCCAAACCAAACTGCAGCACCAAGTAATAAAACCAAAATGGCACCACTAAGTAACCAACCATTGAAATTAACAATCATGAGAACAATTAAAGTAATTAATAATAAAAGAAGTACTAATAAAGAAATATCAAATATCATGCGCAACTTACTATAAAGTCCCATACTCTGTATATATTCTTAATACACAAATAAAATTGATTCCATAATTATTGTTACTTTAATAATATAGAATATGTCTTATTTCCTTATTGAAAAAATTGGATTTCAAGCACGCAAAACATCCAGATTTCCAGATTATAATAAAATAAGACTGGTTCCATTGTTTATTGATAGACAATATGTCAATGGTATTCCAGAAATTCTATTGGAAAGAATAAATGATGCCAAAGACTACAAACAATGGGTTTCAAAAGTTTGTCCCATAATTAAATTATATAAAAATGTTATATATGCAGTTGTAGATGAAAAAAAGAATGGTATCGATAATTATTTTTGGTCAATGGCAATAGAAAATTATTACAAAGAACATGAAATGCTCATGGTAGTTCCAAACGAATACAAAGACTGTTTATTATGGGCTAGTGGATCAGTCAAAAAATGAAAAATAAATATATTTATTTTTTAAATGAAGTTGACAACACCACAAACAAAAGTAATGGAACACTTAATTGATGGAAAATCATTGTTTATTACAGGATTTCAACAAACTGGTAAAACAACTATACTTAAATTATACAAAGAATGGATTACGCTAAATAAACCAGAATATACTGCATTATTTCTTGAAGAATTCAATCTAAATAAATGTAAAAAAGACAGAAAATACATTATTTTAGTTGATGATATTGTTAAATTAAAAGAAATGATAATTCATGATCCAATTACTCAAGAACCACTCGACACAAAAGTACAAAAAAAGGTTAGATCCGATTTCTGGATGATTCCCGAAATCAAAAGACGAGTAAATGTTTCTCAGATAGTTTTGGCAGGATACTACTTTGATAATTTGTTTAAATATTATCCAGATATTGAATTAATTTGGTTTCGTAGACCAATGGTGCGAGATAATGATATGTTTTATGATTTACCCGAAACAAACAGATTAAGAACCAGTGAAACACCTTCTGGTTAAGAATCGCAATTCGTTTGATAAAAAAATTTTATAAAAGATATCCGACTTTTGCCAAGTTAAGAATTTTCTCTTTCTTTTTGGAATCTGTGTTGATCAATAGCAATAATAGTTCCAAACAAAAGTTGTTTTTCTACAGGATCGAGTTGTTCGCTAATACAAACAGTATATCCACCAGCTCTTCCAGTTTGTGGTTTAATAATAGCAACTTGATCAGTTTCTCTGTTGTTTTCCACGCGATAAAAGTATATTTCTTCAACAATCTTACCTTCAGTAAATAATTGAGCAAATGTTTCTGTGGTTACATAACTCTTAATAGTTCCGTCCGGTGCATAGTATTGAACAACATATCGTTTTTCTAAACCAACAAGTCCAAGTCCAGTAGCTTGACCAAGCTCGATAAAACAATCATGTTCACATCTATCAACACAATTAGCATCACATTCATCTTCACAAATAGTGTCTCCTGGTGCACAGTTTTGTTTGCAATTGAATTTACACGAGACAGTACATGCACCAATATTACTACAAGCTCCAACAGGATAAAAGACTCTACCAATAAGCTCTCCTCCACGATTCATAAAGTCTTGACATTCTATTTTATTGTTATTATCAATAGTTGGATCGGTCGGTTCTTTATATACTTCATAACTTGGGTACAATAAACTAACAAAACTCAAACTTCTTTCAAATCGTAGTGGTTGATATCTTCCAGCATTATATTCTTCATCAAATACAGGGCGACCCATCAAGAAACAAGGGAAAAATACAGAGGTAATATCTGTTGTGGGTGTTTCAACACGAACTACTGGAGGATATGATTCAGCTTCAATATTACCGACTGGTGCTTCTTCTTTGTAAATAGTGTATTCTGGCGTAAAGAAGTTGAAAAAATCCCTTCGAACCATATACAATTCATAACCCTCGGGACAACTACGACTACTAAAGAACATCCAAATAAACAAAGCAATACTTCCGCCAACAATGAGTACCCATAAAATCAACCAAAGAGCTGCTTTACCTTTTTCTCCATTGTTACTGGCTTCCATATATTGTAAAAATGGTAATACATAAACTGCATACAATATCATTACAGCTAGGTCCACACCACTTTCTGGTTCTCGTCGTCCTGACATTTATTATAATTCAACAATTTATTTATTACTGTAAATAAATGGATACACTCCAAGGTGCTATACAAAAAACAAAAGATTCATTATTCAATACGGTTCCTACACTTTTACCTATTGTTGTAATGTTAACAGGTTTCATTGTATTTAGTTATGCTGTTCAGAATGATTCTTGTTTTACTTATGATGATTGGCGAAGACCGTTTAGTCAATGGTCTTTCAGTGCTTTATATATTGCAGCCTTAGTAATTATAGTTTATTATGCTCTGATGACAAAGATACAAACATTGTCATCAGAAGATGAGAAATTTGCTTCTATTAGTGTTAGAATAATGATACTTATAGCAGGAGGATTCTTTGTAAGTGCATTATTCTTACCAACAATCAATTTGATGGCAAAGAATCGCAATTCTTTTGATAGAATTGAAATTGGTGCAAGCGTTAAACATCCAAAACAAAAAAGTTGGACCGCTTTTGTTGCAGCCCTTTTAATTTACGGAACTATAATTCCTTTAGGTAAAGAATTAGGTGATTTTCTTAGTGGAAATACTATTCTTGATCAATATCTACGAGCGTAAGAGTATCGTCGCGAACCACCTTCCATGGGATTAACCAACATACCTTCAAGTATATTCTTTATTTTTTGTGGGTTTTGGCTTCTCAATGAAGCAAAGTAAGTGTTAACAATACTTGACGCCTCGTCTCGTTCATTAGAATAAGGCATATTATTTATATTAGTGCGTAAGCGACCAAGTTGTGTCAAAATAGTTTCTATTGTTTTGTCATCCTTCTTAATTAAATCTTCCGGTTTATAAATTGTTTCATCAATATATTTTTCAAGACTAGACAGAAATTCTTGATTACTTTCTTTAATTTCTACAGCAGCTTGATGATTTGACGATCGTAATTTAGTCAAAGCTGATACAATCATTGATTTATTGTAGTTAGCCTCTTCTTTATCAAACAACCAAATTGTTAGTGGATAAACATTAACTAAATTC